GCGGATGGCGAGGGCGAGCTGCTTGGTCTGCTCCTCGTGGGTGATGTCCTCGCGTGGCCAGGACCAGTTGAGAATAGTGACCGGGCCGGTGAGCATGCCCTTCATCACATGGCTGGTACGGGACTGTGCGTAGGCGCTCCATTCCACGGTGATCGGGTTGGCGCGGGACACGTCGCCCCATACGATCGGAGGCTTCACACAACGGGTGCCGTAGGACTGCACCCAAGCGTTCTTGGTGAACAGGAAACCGTTGAGGTTCTGGCCGAAGTATTCGACCATATCGTTACGCTCGAATTCGCCGTGCACGAGCACGTCAAGGCCGGTCTGCTCCTGATGCTTGATGCAGGCGTCGATCTGCGCCTTCATGTATTCGTCGTATTCAGTCTTGGTGATTTCGCCCTTGCGCAGTCTGGCGCGTTCGGCGCGCACTTCCTTGGTTTGCGGGAAGGATCCGATGGTGGTGGTCGGCAGCAATGGCAGGTTCAACGCCTCCCGCTGTGCCTTCTGACGTTCGGCACGTGCCGGCTGGCGCACGAAGTCCGAGTCGGTCAGGGCTGCGAGACGTTCCGCCACGTTCTTGTCGGCGGCGACGCGGGTGCCGTCGAAGAGCGCCTGGTTGGCTGCCAATGCCCCGGATGCCTTCTTGTCTTCCTCGCTGGCGTCGGCGAGAACCGCGAGGTCGTGCAGTTCGCCGAGCTTTTCAACGGCGAAGGCGAAATGCTTGCGCACATCATCGGCGAGACCGTCTTCACCTTCGGTGCTGAACGGCACATGCAGCAGGGAGCTTGCGGTGGAGACGGCCACGTTGCCGGTGACCTTCTTCAGCGCGTCGACGAGTCCAAGGCTGACGGCGTAATCGTTACGCCAGATGTTGCGGCCGTTGACCACACCGGCGAAGATGGTGGTGCTCTCTGCGACGCCGAACTTTTCAACGGCGGCGAGATTCTCGTCCTTGCCTTCGTTGAGGTCGAGTCCGATGCCGTCGAAGGCGAGCAGGTTGACTGTCTCATACACGTCGGCGATGTGGCCGAAGTAGGTGTTGAGCAGCACCTTGATCTTGCCGTCGCGTGCGGGCAGGATCTTGGTGTACAGGCTCTTGAACAGTTCGACGTCGCCCGGCTCCTTGTCGAGCACGAGGTACGGTTCGTCGATCTGGATCCATTCGGCGCCCAGCTCGGCGAACTTGGCCACGACCTCGGCGTAGACGGCTGCGACCGCGTTGACCAGGCCCTTGTCGTATACGAGTTCTTCGGCCTGCGGATTGCGGGCGAGCTTGAGGAAGGTGTACGGGCCGATGAGCACCGGCTTGGTGGTGATGCCGAGCGCCTTCGCCTCGTTGAATTCGTCGAACGGCTTGGTGCTGTTGAGCTTGATGTCGGTGGCTTCGTCGACTTCCGGCACCAGATAGTGGTAGTTGGTGGTGAACCACTTCTTCATCGGCAGCGCGGTGACGTCGCCCTTGTCTCCTTGGTAGCCGCGGCCCATGGCGAACAGCGTCTCTTCGGGATTGTCGAAGGCGAGGCGCTGGTAGCGCTGCGGAATGACGTTCAGCAGGATGGCAGTGTCGAGCATTTGGTCGTAATAGCTGAAGTCGTTGCTCGGAATCAAATCGATTCCGGCTTCCTGCTGCAGCTTCCAATGCTTGGCGCGCAGCTCCTTGGCGGTGGCGCGCACGTCGTCGAGCGTTGCGACACCCTTCCAATAAGCTTCGATAATCTTCTTCAGCTCGCGGTTCTGGCCGATGCGAGGGAAACCGGAGACGGAAGTGAGAACGGACATGAATCCTCCATCTGATATGAACAATGCAACCCGCTCAAGCTACCACGAAATCGCCAGCTATAACTCATCAAGAAAATTTAAGTGTCGCTATAAGCACGATTTATAGCGGTGAGGTTTCTGCATGCGTTGCCACGCTTGGAGTTTCGTGCTTCCACCACCTGAGTGTCACTCAAAGTAGACTCTATTTTTCTGCTTTCTCCGTATGATACACCCGCCGGAAACACGAAAACGCCCCTCCCCCAGCATCAGCCGAGAGAGGGGCAACTTCGCATGGACTTAACAGCCGTCAAGTTCGACGCGAAGCTCTGTCAAGTGTTGCCGCCGAATCGGTGGCAATGATTTTTTATTCGTCGGAACCGTCCGGCTTGGCTGCCGTGAGCTGGCTCACGCCGATCAGAGCGCCGACGAACAAGCCGACCGCGTTGATCGTGGTGACGATCTCACCGCAGTGCGGCAATCCCCACTGCGGGCCGACCGCACCGACCAGCCATGCGACCGCAGGCAAAGCGATCAACGCGAGCCACTTGAGCGCCTGATACGCCTTGTCCGGCAGCAGGTAGCCATTGGTATTGGATTCGCCCATTCCACACCTCCTTAAAATTCGAGGCCGGTCAGTGCAAGACCTGACCGGGATAAATCGTGTACGGGGCACGCAACCCGTTGCGTTGGGCCGCGGCCGGCCAGCCGGAACCATAGATCTTCCACAGACTCTCGCCCGCGGTGACCACGTGCGAGGTGGTTACGACATGAGCACCGATGCTGGAAGCGGTCGAACCGCCGTAGCAGACTTGCTGCCCTGGCCAGATGCGGTTGATGTTGCCGCTGGGCACGCTCCACGCGCTGGCCGGCGTGCGGCCGGTCCGGGAGGCGATCGCGCCCATGGTGTCGCCGGAGCTGACCACGACGCAGTACGAGCCGGTGTTGCCAGATGGCGTCGTGACGCCGCTGCCGGACAGCCGCCGGTTGACGATGTCCATGACCGCCGCGTAGTTGGATCCGAGCGCCTGGCGGCGTGCGGGATCGTTGCCGAAATCGCCGCGGATGGTGCGCGTGGCCAAAGCGTCCAGGTCGACCTTCGGCGCGGTCGTGGGCTGTGGCGTCGGCTTGACGTTCGGCAGGCTCGCCGCACCCCTGTCGTCGGGGTTCGCGTACTTGCGCCATGCCGCGCGGTCTCCGCGGAACTTGTTCAGGTCGAGGCGTCCGGACCAGCCGCTGAGACTGCCGTTGGACGTGTACTGCCTCATCACCTCGCCGCGCGCTCCGATGTTCCACGGTGCGGTCTGGTATCCGGTGACGAGGTTCGTCGCGTACTGTGCGATCCAGATGCCGCAGTCCAGCTCCGCCTCCATGCCCGCGACCTGCCAGTACCCGGAGTCCATCGTGTAGATGATCGGGTTCACGCCCGTCAGACGCTTGACCTCGCGCGCCCAGCGGCGCGGCCACTGCTTGTCGCCCCAGGCGGCGTTGTCCTGCGCCTCCCAGTCGAGGATCAGTACGCTCCTGTGCACATATCCACGCACGTTGTCGACGAAGAACCGGGCTTCGGTCTCCGGGTTGCCGCCGAGCGCGTAGTGGTAGACGCCGGTCTCCTTGCCGCTGTTGATGGCTCCGGCGAGCTGACGGTTGGCGTCGGTGTTGACGCCGTTGGACAGGCACCCGCCGTACACGCCGCCGGAACCCCATGTGGTGCCGACGATGACGAAATCGGCCGGCACGGTCGCGGTGTCAATGCCGCACTGCCAGTTCGAAATGTCGTACCCGTCCATGTCGGCCATCGCCGCCGGGGCGAATGCCATGGAGACTGCGATGGCGAGCGCGGTCAGCGGCGTGCGCCAGCGTCGGCGGGGTTTCATGTGCTTCGGCTTGCCTTTGTTGAGGATGCTCAAATTCCTCTCCTTCCCGCCCCGATTCGGGGCAATAGAAAAGGCCACCCCCTGTGGGATGGCCTTGCGGTTTGTTGGAAAATAGGATGTCAGGTGGTTGTCCAATCGCCTTCGAGGATGACGGGCGTGAGGGTGGCTTCGCCTGTCCATGTGGGGCTGACGGCCAGCTGCACGTAGACTTCAGTCGGCTGGTCCAGGGTGAATCTGCGCCAGTCGCTTCCGGCGTAGAAGGCGACCCTACCGCCGACATGCACCTCGAACGCGAGGTCGGCGGTGCCGGTGATGTCGACGCGCACGCTGTAGGTTCCCGCCGGGAGGGTGACGGCGCTCATCCTTCGTGCTTGCCATCCGGTCGCCGTGTCCGGTCGTGCGACATGCGCCGTATGGCCGGACACTTCCCATGTCGGGAATTTCGTGCCCCAGTTGTCCCATGCGCCGCACAGGTTGAGGTCAGCCGCTACCCCCCCCCCGCAGTTTTTCTGGCGGCTCCCAGCAGGTGCGCTTATCGCCCAGCTCCAACTGGGGGTGCAGGATGCTCGTTGTGGATTCGGACAGTTTCCCGTAGGTGAAGACGCAAGTGTCGTATGTCATGGCGCCGGCCGGCACAGTGAGACTTTTCAGAGACGTTATGTTGTCCTTGGTGAAGGTGGCTCGCTGCAGCATTTTGCCGGCCGCATCATAGAAGAAGACCTGGAAGCAGATGCCGTTAAGGGTATCGCCGTCCTCAAGGCTCAGCGTGAGCTTGTCTCCCTCATGAAGCTCAGGTGCGACGTCGGCCTTCCAGCGAAAGCCGATCCAGCTGTTCATCGGCGCGGTGGCGGCGACGCGCAGGCCGCCATCGTCGATGACGGACGCGATCATGTGCCCGACCTGCGCGACGCCGTAGTTCAGCAGATTCTTGCCGGACGGCACGAGCAGTGCGCCGTCGTGTGTCAGCCCGATGCGCTGGCCGGCATGATAGATTCCGGCGACCGGCAGGCCATTGACGCATACCCCCCCCCGAAGCGGATAATCGGTCATTATTGTCTCCTTAGATGATCTGCCGCACGCTGATGTCGTCGAAGCGGCCGAAGCCGTCTACGGTGTTGATTCGCAGGGCGGCGCTCGTGATGCCTTCGGGCACCGTCCACGTAGTCCAGAAACGCTGCCACTTGTAAAGGTCCTCGTGGTCGATGGCCGGAAGCTTGATGATGTCCTCGACGGTGCCGTCCGGGAGCGCCATGGACACCACGTTTTTGCGCATTTCCGCGGCATCGGCCTTCCATAGGCTAATCTCGAGCGTCATACCGGCCTGCACCGTGAAAAAGGACGATTGGAGCATGCTGCCGCGGCCGCCGAACATGATCCAATAGTCTCCGCCGTGCGGCTCTACGATGTTTTTGCTGTTTTCGCGGGTCTGTATGACGTTGTTGCCCTTGGTCTTCCAGCCGGTCATGCCGCCTGTCTCGAAGTCTCCGTTGGTGATGAGGTTCCTGCCGAGCGCGGGCAACAGCAGGCTCCCCGCCTTGCCGAGTCCTATCTTTTTCCCGGCATGGTAGGCTCCCGCGACTTCAAGCCCGTGGAGGCATACCCCCCCCCGAAGCTGTTCCGCCATGATTCCTCCTTAGATGATTTCTACAAGGCTCACGTCATCGACCCTCAGCCATGTGTTTTCCGTGATCGTGACGGTAACGGCCGTGCAATCCTTGGGCGCGGTGAAGTCGAGAGTGACTTCATACCATTGCGTATCAGCCCTGATTGGCGTTTTGGTTGATGCCACCACCGCGTCTCCGGCCGTGACCGTCGCCGTGACTCTGCGCCATGCGCTTCCATCTCCGACGGCATGCCAGAAGTCGAGGCGGTAGCGTGAGCCGGGGCTGACGGCCACGGTCTCCGAGCTCTGGTCGAGCGTGGCGGGATCCACGTCCACCAGCCCGGCGTACTCGACCGTCTGGGCGGAATCGGGCACCTCCACGTAGCGGGTGGCGCCGGCAGCCACAAGCTCGCTCGCACGCCACACCCATTGCGTGGTGCTCGGCATCACCTCCACGGTGGCCTCGCCCGCCGTAAGCTTGACAGTCTGCGCGACCGGCAGCCTGATCGCATCACGCACCGTCACACGGCGCGTGGGTACCAGGCTCACGCCGCCGGAAAGGCCGGAGCCCTCCGCATCCGTCAAGTGGAAATGCACCAATGTCATGAGTGCTCCTTCCTTGTGGGGCCGTTATGCGCGGCCATGATCTCGTCGTGCATCTTCGTTCCCGTCCCGTTGCCGCCGAGCGCGCTGTACGCGTCGTACGCGTCGTCGGCCTCGTCCATCACCTCGACGGGTATCGGTCGGCCGGACTGCACGTATTCGCGATGGATCCGGATGATCTCGGCGCGAAGCAGAACGCGCAGCCCGTGGATCACCGCACGCCCGTATCTCCACGCCACCGCGGCGAGCGTGACCGCACCGCCGCACATGGCGGGCACGAGCCATGCGACGATCTGATCGAGCAGTTGCATGCGGGCCTCTTTTCTAGGCTTGGAATCCCACACGGCGATCGTCGTGGATTGGCCGCGACGGCGTGTGGGATTTGGAGGTAAAAGATGCTGTTGTCCGTTTTCCATGACGAGGTGTGGCTGCCGTCGTGCGCGAATTTGAGGGAATGCACCATGGTCGGATATGAGAGCGCGTGGCGATGCCATATCGTGGACGCTTTCGGCGGGCTTGAGATCGATTCGATCACTGCCGGCATGATCGAGACGTGGATGGCCGGCATGCCGCGCGGCGCGGCGCGCAAGGCGTGGGGCGTTCTTCGCACCATGCTCCGCAAGGCATTCAGGTGGGGCATGAGCAGTGTGGACGTGACCACGCGCGTCAGGGGACCGAAGAGGACGGATCATCAGCCGCGCGTGCTCGATTCGCGGCAGATCGCGACGCTCCTGCGTGGGTTCTGGGGGCATGAGCTCGAGGCATGGCTCATCTGCAGCGTTACGCTGGGGCTCAGGCCTGAGGAGGCGCTTGGCCTCGAATGGTCGGACATCGACCTGCGCGGCGGACAGGTGCGGATCCGGCGCGGTGTGCAATGGGTATCCGGCCACGAGGTCGTTGTCGAGCCAAAGACCGATCTGTCCGCTAGGGAGCTCGTGCTCCCCCGGTTCGCGGTGCTTCGTCTGCGGCTGATCCGCCACGGCGGGTCTGGCAGGCTTGTCGGCGACCTGAATCCCGGGCAGGTGGACCGCAGCTACAGGCGATGGTGCCATGAACAGCGTCTCCCTTTCGTGCCCAGGGAGAACCTGCGTCACTCGTGGGCGACGAGCGCTTTGACTGCCGGAGTGGATGTGGCCGTCGTGAGCCGCGCTCTGGGACATTCGAGCATCGAGACCACGGCCCGCTATTACTTACGGCCGGACGTGACAGTGCTCAAGGACGCGCAGAAGCTGTGGGAGAAGGCAATCATGCGGTAAGGGATTCCGTAACCCTTGAACGGCAGATCTGGCATGGGCCTTACGGCATGACGGTACGTCTCGCCAAAGTCGGCATGATGGCTTTCGCTTTTGGCAACACGTCCTTCACGTCCAGCATCAATACCAACGGCCAGACCGTGAATGAGACGATGGATGCCGGTTTCCTGCCGGAAGGACAAGGCGCGATACTGCTGGAAGGTGTGAACGGGCAGCATGGAGCCTTGTCCTTCGACTCTGACGGTAAGGTCACGATCAGCGGCAGCATGAACAGCGGATACTATTTCCGCGTCTGCGGCTGCTGGCCGGTGAAATAGCTTTCCGTAACCCAGCCATGGAAGCCGCCGTATACGAACAGCAGACTCACTCTGTGTCGGGTCGGACGCGTCGTCACGGTCAACGGCAACGTCAAGTTCACCGGCAGTGGACAGCAGAACTACGCGATGGCGGTTGAGACCATCCCAGAAGCGTTCCGTCCGCTCGCCGACCAGAGCATCATCGCGTTTCAGTCCTGCGGTTTCAGCCTGCTTGTCATGCGTGACGGGAAGGTGCAGATGCTAGGCGACCCGAAATCCGCCTACTCCACGGCGCACGGCTGTTGGATGACGGTCTAGACGAATTCCACGCCATCGGGCACCGGAATGATCTTCGGGAAGCATTGGACGATATCGGATGAGTTCACGCCTCCGATAAGCGTCACCGACCCGTTAGTGTTCCACCGCGCCTGTTTGCCATACGCGATGCCAGCCACGTTCGCTACGCACCCAAGACCGATCGTTTTGGAGGGCTTCACGCCCGCTTCGAACAGCCAGACAGAGTAATCGCCGACTTTCACGGTGCTTCGGAACGAAGACAGGTCCACGAAAATCAGACCGTCTTTGACCGTGATGGTATTCGAAGCGCCATAAGAAGCCGGAACAAACGATGCGGTGTCCTGCCATGTCAGTTGGCATGTCTGGGTTACGGAAAGCTATTTCACCGGCCAGCAGCCGCAGACGCGGAAATAGTATCCGCTGTTCATGCTGCCGCTGA